GCCGGGTGGATCGAAAGCGGATGGCTTGTGCCGATGACCGCCAAGGCAGAATCTGACGCCAAGGCGGCACAGCCCGTCATGCCAACTGGCAAAAAATAACCATCGGGCGGGCTGTCATGGCCCGTCCCTTCATTGGAGCGTCACACGATGATCGGCACCGTCACAGCACTGATCGCATATGCCGGGGCGCGCGGCACGGTAATCGCTGACGACGCCGCGACTTTGCAGGCGCTGGCCCGGGCGTCAGATTACATCCAATTTACCTATCTGGACGGATCAAGCTGCACCGTTGACAGCGATAACGTCGTGGAAGCTGCATACGAAGCGGCCATTGCCGAGGTGGCAACGCCGGGCATTTGGACCAAGACATTCACGCCAGCCGAACAGAAGGTTCTTGTCGGCGTGGGCGATATCAAATGGCAGGTGACGGGTGACGCCAGCAAGGGCGGCGCGGCCATCCCCCGGTCCACCAAAATCGAGGCCATGCTGCGCCAGTGCATCGGCGGCGGGCTTTACGGTTACTCAACCGGCCCGAGGCTGGTATGAGCGGGGCGGATATCACGGCAGACGTTCAGGCAGCCTATGTCGAAGCGGGCATTGCGGCGGGCAACGGCACGGGCGCGCCGATTGTTACGATCAGCCGACCAGGCACGCCGTCAGGGCCGGAATGGAACCCTACGCCAGGCGCGCCTGTTAATCACGTATTCGTCGCCAAACCGTCATCCAAGGCATACACGCAGCGGACTGGCTTGGCATTGGGTGCGGGTGAGTTGGTCTATTCGCTGGTAAACCATGGCGTGACGATCACCCCTAGCACATCGGATGTGCTGACAATCGACGGCATAAATTGGCCCGTGCAGGAGGTTATCCCGATGGACTCGGCGGGCTTTGTCATATCCTGGCTGGTGAAGGTGAGCAAATGACATATAAAGGAAACGATCATGGCACGAAATGACAATGTCGAAATCCCGCCCGCAGTCTGGACGCAACTGACCAACGCGGATGCTTCGTCAATCAGGGTGCAGTCGGTTAGCGCCACCGAAATGATGTTGCAAGCAACGAATGGCGCTACAGCACCATCGACGATGCTGGGCACAATTGTATTGGGTGGCGGGAATGTCCTTGCTGCTGATATGACGATTGCGCAGCTTTGGCCGGGTGTGGATGGAGCAAACCGCGTTTGGGCGTTTGCAAACACTGCGTCGGTCGCTTCCGTAAGCCATGCAGATGCGTAACCTAGCTTTTCGCGGACTGCGGTTGCCAAGGCTGGGGGCTATGATGCAATCAGGCGGGTTCTCCCCTGCTGATCTGTTCACGGGAAGCGAGACAGGGGTCGTCTACGATGTATCCGATCTGTCCAGCATGAACACGGAGCCAGACCAGTCCGGCAGTGTTCCCGCAGTCGGGGATGTGGTCCGGTTCATCGCGGACAAGTCAGGGAACGGAAACGACGCACAAAACACTTCCTTGTCTGCATCCCCTGTGCTGCGACAAGATGCGAACAGCAGGTATTATCTCGAATTTGACGGTATCAATGATGCACTTGTCACGCAGTCCAACATCAATGTAAGCGGCAACAGCGCGCGGGAATATATCGGCGGTTCCGGTCTGGGGGGTCCTGTGATCACGCTCAACACCGAGGGCGGTATCGGCGAGCGGTGGACCGTGCGGGAAGATAACGGCAATATACGTGTCGAGATCGCAGGCAGCGCGTATGTCTCAGGGCTTTCATCAGACGGCGTGGTCGGTGCCCGCCTTCCGGGTGGGGGCACATTGGGCGACCATGTCCTGTCCAACGGCACAACGGACGAGAACGCCTCGGGGTCAAATATCTTGAACACTGGTATCGGCCCGCTCTACATCGGACGGATCAACGACGCCTTCTGGGACACTGCCGAGTTCTACGGCTGCACCTTCATCGACAAGCTACTGACGGCACAACAGCGTAGTGATGCCCGGCAATACTACGCAGAAAAAAGAGGCGTTGTGCTCGAAGGCGGCTTCTCCCCCGCGTCCCTATTCGCAGGCGGTCAACAGGGCCTACTGTTTGAACCTGAAAGGTAACGAAAATGGTAACTACAGTATTTACTAACACTACACGAACTATTCCTGCCGAAGTAGGTCAGGGCGTTGGGGGGCTGGCCGATCTGTCCGGCAACGACAACCACGCCACGCAGGCCACTGCGGCGGCTAGACCGATCTATCAGACAGCCCCCGACCGGGTCACGATTGATAGGGTTGACGATAGAATGACCGTGACAGTGCCTGCGGGTGGCTTCACGGGGACGATGGTCTTGGCAACCGACCAAGGTACTGCAAGCTACGGTGTGACAATTCCAGCGGGCGCTTATGACATTGGCGGCAGGGGTGGTCAGTATTTTCCCGGCGACGCAATTGTCGGGCAGTTGATCCGCGACGGGGCTTTGAGTGCGGGGGATGCTGCTGCGACCGAGGCTTACTTTGTGGAGAATGGCGCGACGGCGAGTTACGGGGCTGTGACCAACTTTGGAAGTTTCTGGCGGGATTGGTCGGAAATCACCAGCTTCCCTCTGATCAACACATCATCCGGGACTGACTTCACTAATGCTTGGCAGAACTGCACTGGCCTCACCAGCTTCCCTTTGATCGACACGTCATCGGGGACTGGTTTCGGTCAGGCTTGGCGTGGCTGCAGCAGCCTGACGAGCTTCCCTTTGATCGACACGTCATCGGGGACTAGTTTCGGTTACGCTTGGCTCAACTGCTCAAGCCTAACAAGTTTCCCACTTATTGACACGTCAGCAGGGACTAATTTTAGTTTGGCGTGGTTTAGCTGCTCAAGCCTAACAAGTTTCCCACTTATTGACACGTCAGCAGGGACTAATTTTAGTTTGGCGTGGTTTAAATGCTCAAGCCTAACAAGTTTCCCACTTATCGACACATCAGCAGGGACTAATTTCACACAGGCATGGCGTGACTGTACCAGCCTCACCAGCTTCCCTCTGATCGACACGTCAGCAGGGACTGACTTCACTAATGCTTGGCAGAACTGCACCAGCCTAACAAGTTTCCCACTTATCGACACATCAGCAGGGACTAATTTCACACAGGCATGGCGTGGCTGCACCAGCCTCACCAGCTTCCCAGCTAATGCCTTCGACAACGTAAAAGGCGGGAACTTTACCGACGCATTTACAAACACAGCCCTAACCGAAACCAGCATTGACAATGTTCTGGTGTCGCTCGTGGCATCCGGTATTGCCACCGGAACACGTGTGTTCGATCAATCGGACGGATCGGCCCCATCAGTAGGAACAGGCCAACCCGCAATCGACACACTGCGCTCTCGCGGATGGACTGTAACAGTTACAGGAGGTTACTAATGAGACTAACAATCGCTTGCCCCGAGGCGCTGCGGGACGATGCAAATCAGATCGCAATGGTGCTGGGCTACGGTCCCGAAGATGCAGAAACCTACGTGGCGCTGAATTGGCATGACGTGGATGGCAATCTCTACGCCTGCGCAAGTCTGCCCGTGTCCGACACATTCACCACAACAGCACAGAGCGGCCTACAGCGCCCCGCATGGGACACTGACAACACCGTCAACATGGCAGGGGCCAATCGCGCACAAGCGGCGCTGGTGTTCAGCCTGACGCCTGTGACGGCCATGCCCGACAAACTGACCGCTTGCGTAAGTGACGACGCGCTGGCAACGCTCGCCGCGATGGGGCTGACGCAGGTTGAGGTGGATGTATGACAACCCGCGACACCAGACGCGCTTTTCTGAAGCTTCTGGATGACACCTGGCCCGGCGTCCGGTCGGAGTTTGTCGCGGCAATGCGTCAGGCGCGGGCTGGTGTTGACATGAAGGCGCTTGAAGCTGCCATTGCGCGCGGTGATGTGGACGCTGCGTTTCGTGCATTGCGTTTTGACGCCGCCGATTTGTTCAAAACAGATACGGCAATCACTGCGGCCATGACCGCGGGCGGCAGTTATCAGATGGGCGCGTTTCAGCACGCCACCCGCCGCGCGCCAATTGCCAGCCGCGTTGTGCAGTCATTCGGGGGCCGGAATGAGCGGGCCGAGCGGATTGCGCTGGAACTTGGATCGAAGCTGGTGACTG